CTTATGATCTAAATAAACCTGATTTCCTTTTGATGTATCTGCTCCCCATGCTTCTTCTAATGAACAATAATTAATCATATATATTTTAATAGATTAAAATAAATAAAAATAAATAAATAGATTAAAATAAATAAAAGTAACTTAGATAAGTTATTTTCTAAAAAGAATTTATATGAAAGATATTAATATTTTAATATTAGTATGTTGTGTATTATTTTTATTAATGTATTTTAAATTTATAAATATAAATTTGAACTTGTCTAAAGATTTAGTGATGTTATTTAATAATCCATTTTTTAGACTATTTTCCTTATTTATTATAATCTTAATAGCGCATGATTTTGATTTCTTAGTAGGTATATTGCTTAGTATAATATATATATTAATAATAGAACAATGTATGAAGGCGAATGATATGGAATAATTAATTATTATCTTCATTATTACTGTCATTATTTAATTTATTTTCTCCTGATATGTTCTGTTTAACATATGATGCGATTGAAGTTCCATATCCTGGAACAGCATTTTTGTCTTTAACACCTTTATTTACTGTGGCATATTTAGTAACTAAATTTTTATTCTGTGGAATATTAGCAACAGTATTTCCTTGTAATATATCACCAGATAAGTAGTTATTTCCGTTACCATTTGATGCTACTAAAGGACATACATCACATTTTTCATCTCTTAATTCTTTAGGGACAACTAATGCATTATCTCTAGGTAGTTGCCATTTAGATGGAGGAAAGTAAGAATATCCTGGTAAATAGTATTTATCCCAGGATTTATACATATTATCATCTTCAATTACTGAATAATCTGTTTGAACCTGGTCGACTGGATTACCTGATAAATTTTGTAATAATGTTGTATCATAATATACTACTCTTTCATTAGAGGGTAATTGTCCAGGTGGTGGAGGATAAGAGATATTAATATTTATTGGTCTATCATCTTTTTCATTAATTACTTCTTTAGTCACATTACGAATTTTGTCAACAGATGGTGATGCATTATAGGTATATTTATAATCATAATATGGCTCTTTATCAGTTAAAATTTCTTCTCCCGCATTTAAGTGTTCAACATTACTACACGATGTCATTATAATAACTACTATTAATAAGATTCCTACAATTATAATTTTATCCATATAAATTAAATAAATATAAAAAAGATTATTTATTATAGATATATTATTTTTTTATATGTGTGTATTTTTTTATATGTGTGTATTTTTTTATATGTGTGTATTTTTTTATATGTGTGTATTTTTTATATGTGTATCTATATATTCACAGTAGGGTTGTGTTTCAGACCAATCATGTGTTTTAGCATATCCACATCTATCTTCCATCAATGATACGCGTTTCCCAGATTCTAAATTAGGATATTTAAATTCGCCATTCTTTTGAAGAGTATTAAACAATATTTCATCATCAGAATTTATAGATTTACAAAAATCTTTATAATTTTTTTCAGATATTCTACCATTAAAATTAGAATTTGAATAAGTTTTATTTGCCCAATTAAGTGGTTGACAATCTTGATCTGGATTATTTGTATCATTTTCAACTATTACACATTGTTGATCGTTAAAGTCATCTGTTCTACCATCTATAAAATTAGAACACTTAGTAGGATCACTTATAATAGTATGACATCCAATATTATTATCTAATTTAGTTCTCTTCTCAATTGGATTTATATCTGTTTTATCATACATATAATTATTTGGACATATTAATCTGTATGTATTAGACGGTTCGTCTTGAGCTGGATCGATATCATAATCATATCTTGAAAAATTATTAAGTCGTTTTGTTTGATATAGAAAATATAAAAATACTATTACCACTACTACAATTGAACTCGCCACAAATATATTAATAAAGCTCATATATAATAATTAATTATATTTATTATTATAAAAAAGATATCTTTTTTTAGGTAATACATGATCTTTATTATTATTATTTTGAACAATATTTTCTTTAACATTTTCATTATTTCCTACTCTATATAAAAACTGAGGTTGTGGAACCCAATAAGTGCCAGTAGGTGTCCAACGACCATTCATAAAATCGTGAGTTAATGAATATGGCTGACTACCTTGAAGAGTAAAATATGGTTGGTATGATGACATATATTTTACTAGTATATTTTAATTAAATATCTTTTTCAAATATCTTTTTTAACATTTGAATATTTTTATCACTTAATTCTGGATAAACTATATTAAATTTAATAAATAGATCGCTTCTTTTATCTTCGTTGGGTATCGGCAATCCGTATCCTTTTTTTACTATAATTAAATCAGTTTTATATAAATCGTTACATTCTATGTTGATTTCATTTTCATCGGGAAGATTTATTATAAAATTAAACTCTTCATACAAATCACTAATATTTATGTCTTTATTATAAATTAAATGATAATCATGAATCTTAAACGATTCGTCTTCATTATATCCAAATATAAATGTTATGTCTCCTTTTTTTTTATATTTTTTTTTATTATGACCCAATCCTTTGAATCTTATTTCTTTATTATAATACAATGGTACTTTAATTATTTCCGAGACTTTTTTTTCAACACCATCAACAATATCTATCCTAATATATTTAATTTTTTTGTTCTTGTTTAAATAAAATTCTTTTAATGGATAATTTTTTCTGATTATAATATCATTTGGCTTCATATAAATATTTATATCTACTTCTTTTTTTAATTCATTTTTTAAAATATCTTCTTTTATTAGACTACTATCTAAATTAATAACTTCCTCAAACATTTCATCATTACTGTTATTAAATGAGTTCAGTGCTTCATCATTATTAGAATATATATTCATTGAAGATGTAACACCATTTACAAATGTTTTCATTAAATTAGATTTTATTGAATTGTCATCATTTCCACTTACGACATTTTGAAAAGTGTTTAGCATATCTGGAATAGCTTCATTAAGTTTATTATTAAATGAATTATCAGAAACAAATGTTTTAATAAATACTTTTGTTTCACTATTATTTGAAAAATTATCCATGATATTGTCACTTAGATTTGAAAAAATATCTGGTTTAAAATCAGTAAATATTTGAGTAAAGATTTCCATTGGATCGCCAATATTTATCTCAGCAAATCCGCAAATATCATATTGAGTTTTTTTAGTTTTATCTGATAATACACTGTATGCTTCAGCTATTTTTTTAAATTTTTCTTCGCCTTCATTACATTTATCGGGATGATATTTAATTGCTAATTTTCTATATGCTTTCTTGATTTCTTGTTCAGTAGATCTTCTGTCTACTCCTAATATTGAATAATAATTTTCTGAAATATTCATTTGTTTAATTATATATTTTATTAATTGTGATTTAACTTATACTAAATTTTTTATGTGCTATAACAATATATTATGGGAACTACAACTTTTAATTTTTCATATTTCTTATCATTATTTATAACTTTAACAACTATTTATGTATTACATGTTAAATATAATGATAGATTGCCTAAAATAATAACGTATTTTGTTATACCTATATGTGTTGCGTATATAACTTTATTTGTATTTAATAATTTATTTTATCATATAAATTTCGTAATGGATGATGTTGGAGATTATTTAGAAAATAAATATATATCAACATTAGAATCAACTAAATATTATAATATTTTCCCGATGTTTATTATATTATTTATAATATTCACAATTTTATTATATCTAGGTTTATTTAATTAAAATAAATTAAAATTAAAATAATTTAGTAAAATATATGGAACATTGTTCTGAAATAGCAAAATTTACATTAATGTTAGAATTGCCCTGGTATGAATATCGATTTTATATTTCATTACTTGTTGGAACATTAATTACTTTACTAGTACCATCTAGTAATAAACTAGTATATTTGGTATTATTTAATATATTTGCGATTGTCACATATTTCGCGATTGATTTTATGGCATCTCAAAAAATTAATCAAGATAAATTAACTGAATTAATAAACAGATGTCAATCTGAAAATAATGTTAAAAAAGAACATTTCTTAAATAAATTAAAAAATTTAACATTTGAAAATCCTACTAATAAACCAGGTGATGTATTAGATGAGAAAGAAGATAATTATTTTAATGAAAGAGGTAGTGTTAGTTTAGAAACAACTGAACACGCAAAACGATGTAATGTAAATTTGGCGAGTTCTCCAAAAAGACCAAAAGATACTCATATAGAAAAATTTGCTAATCCATATCCTACATATCCACAACAGTCTCCATATGACCCTCAAATAGCTGGTGATTTTATAGATAATGTAAGTATAAATTCATTTAAAAATGATCCTGCCGCATTTGAATCAACTTATCAGATGATTCAAACACCTCCAATTCCAACTCCTCCTCCTCAAGTTGGACCTGAAGGTTGTTTATTAGGAAAAGATAATTGTAATCCAATTTGTTCTGGAAATAATAAAAATGAATGTCAATTACAAACATCTATTCCAGGACCTCAATGGCAACCGCAAAAAGCTAGTTCTGTCCAAAATAGATTAAATAATGGTGATTTTGTTCCAAATTATTGTCCTCTTTAAATTACTCTAGAGTAATTGTACGAATATCATTAGGAACTTCAGATTTTTTAGTATTTTTCTTTTTACTTGTTTTCTCTGAAACATCTTCTTGTGTATTATTTTGAGATACTGATTCTCCAGATAATTCAGATATTCTTGTTTCAAGTTGTTGTAATCTATTTGATAATTGAGAATTCATTTGATATAGTTTCATTATTTGAATATTAAAATACGGATTTACTGCTCTATCAATATAAAAAACTTTTTGTTTAAGATCATCTATAGCTTTCACACTCATTTTATAAAATAACTATTATTATAAATATAATTTCTAAACTTATTAAAATTATATAATATGTTAAATAATATAATATATTAAATAAAATTTTAATATATTAAATAAAATTTATTTCTTATTAGATGATACTACAGCTAAAATTACTGAAAATAAGATAAGCATAACAAAAATAATTAGAATAAAACGTGCTGTAAAAAAATCATTATTATAATATCTATTGCCATGACGTTGATGATGACGTTGATGATAATGACCTTTATGATGATAATTTTCTAAAACACCCATTTATATATATTCTTATTATATATTTATTTATTTGAAATAGCAAATATTGTTCCAAAAAATACTAATAAACCTATAAGTATTAATAAAAATTGATTAAATGAAATACCCGAAAAATCTCCAGAATCTTTATCCCTATGATATCTGCCTCTGCGATGTCTATGTGGATTTAGATACGGATTTGGAATATAGTGCCCAGTATGTGAGTCTATATAACCCATTATATAATTATAAAATATTTTATTTTCTGATGTATTTTATTTTCTGATGTATTTTATTCTTTCCAGGTATATTTACAATTTAAACATGTAATAATGATAGTTTCTGGTTCATCACAAGAACGCGTCTGTAATGTATAATAAGTACATTTAGTTGATTTACATCGACTACATTTATAATCATCTGTAACAACATATTTATTTTCTTTATATTTAAAATTAATGATCGCTTGTTTCTTATTTATATATTTTTCCCAATGTTCTGGAAAGAGTTCTTCTGGTTTTAAGTATGCTATTTTATTTAGATCTATATTATCATTTTTAATTTCTTTTAATAAATATGTATTATTAACAATTTTTGAATTCGGATTTAAATTATTATATATAGTAATTACCTTATGAATATAGAGGCTCTTAAAATTATTATCTAATTTAAGAGGAATACCTATTTTTTCATTCGTTTCTATAACATAATTATAAATACTATTTTCAATCAATTTAGCTTTTTTTTTTGTTTTAATTAAAACAAAAAATTTATCTTCTATTTTTTTTCGCATTTCTTTTAATTTATTTAGTTCATCTTTAGAAAAAACCATATATTGATTAATATAAGTTATTTATTTAAATAATATCATTTTTTATTTAACTTTATTATAAAATTACGATAAACATACTTTTAAGAAGAATGATCAATAATATTTATATCATTTTCAGTTTCATCATCATAACTATCGTTTTCATTAACACTGTTTAAATTAAATAAATTTCTAATTATTTGTTCATTTAGGATATGACATCGTGTTGTCTGATTATCGTCATTATGATTTACTATTTGTAATAAAAAATTTAAAATATTATAATGATATCTAAATCGATGTTTATAAATTTTATCTAAGTAATTTATATTTATCATACTTTCATAAAATGTTTGTTCTTTTAAAAATACATTATATAAATTATTTGTTTTATTATAAATATTATCAACATCAATTATATTTTGAATTAATGAATATGACATTAAATTTTCCACATAATGAAACATGTCTAATTCGTCAAAATTATTAAATATATTAATATTAGAAACACCTATAAGTGAATCAATCTTTAAAAATAAATCTGTTTTTAAAGATGATATTATATTTTGATATGATAAATTTTCTGAATTTTCTTCATCTAAACTTTTATAATTTGAAAAATTATTTACTAAATTATAATGTATCCTTAAGATTTGAACGATTCTAAATTTAGTAAAAATTATATTAGTATATGGATGTTTAAAAGATTGTTTAATATGTTCAACTAACTCGCGGATATCAAAAAAATAATTAGAGTGTTTATAGAAATAGTCTTTTTTAATTTCATCTAGTTTTTTTCCTATAAATGTTATATCATTTATAAATTTATCTGTTATACTAAATGTTTGACATTCTTTATCTAACAATTTAATCTTTGCTCGGTATTCTCTAAAAGCAGTCTGAATTTTGATAGAAGAATATAATTTAATAAATGTAATTAGTTTTTTTTCATTGTTTCTTCGTTTAGTTTTTATTAGTGTTTTTTTTTCTATTCCCTTCATTTATATTATTTATATTAAATTATATTATTTATATTAAATTATATTATCTATATATAATATAAATGGATGTTTGGTCAATTTATGGATTATGCGCC